GGTTTCCCACACTGGGTCTTTAAGTTTCTTATCGTAGTCATTTCCAAATGAAAATATTTGATTGTAGATAACTAAAGTTTCTAAACTACTACTTCCATTTAGATATTGTTTTAAGACTAACGGATGTCCCCTAGAGCAGTCAAAAACATCATCTACCTTTCTATTGTCAAATAAATTTTCAGTCTCTTCTTTGAAGATGTAAGATAAAGACTGTGTTCTTTTTTTCCATTCGGTGTATACAACTTCACCTTCTCTTATGATTTCTCCTATCCAAAGCTTACTTGGATCAGTGCTGGTGATAAAGTTGGATACAAAGAATTCTTCTACCTCTTTATCGTCTTTGTTTCGTGATACCTTTTCAAACCAAAAACGATCTTTGCGTCGGTAGAATGTTTGAAGACTTGCCCTAGTCTTTTTGCAATATTTGTGATAGTCATAACTATCTTTTGTGAAATGATTTTTCAGGGCAAGGTATGTTTTATAACAATCAAATGGTGCCATTCATTACAAGGGTAGTTTCGCTCTGGAACTTCTTTTCAGGAAGTTAAGTTCCATTGCTTCATACTTAATTTTTTCTTTCAGTGGTTTTGAAATTAGTTTAGGCACTGATTCAAGATCAATATTATGCTTCTCGCAGAAATGCACAATCGCATCAATATAGTTCATGTCCACATTCACTTGAACAAGTTTTTCAATTTCCTGTGCAAAGCGTGATGGGCAGAAGAATTTGCTCTCCAGTACCTTTTCTAATTCATTCTCCATCTGACCTAGTATTGTGATGTACAAATTCTTTAATGTAGCGAACTAATAACTTAATATAGTCCCCTTTGTTCCTTTTGTCAAATACTTTGACTTCTCCACCAGGTGTAACCATCAAAGTAATCAACTTCTTAATAGGGATTCCAGTCATTTCATAGTACGCAGAAGCATAAAACATTTCCTGAACAAAATAATTCTCAATCCATTTCTCAGGTTTGATCTTTTCAGATGTCTTGAAGTCTATGACTGCTAGTTCTCCTTCGTATTCAGCAATGCAGTCAACCCTACCAGCCAATCCAAAGTATTCTGAATAGAGTGTACGTTCAATAGCATGAATATTATTTATCTTATCTAGTTCAGGTTTCAAATGATGAAACATAAACTTAGATGCAGGAAGATAGTTATTCCAGTCAAGGTCTTTGTTCAGTAGATAGTCTTGTGCTACCTCGTGAAAATCAGTTCCTCGTGTGGTTGCTTTCTTTGTAATGCGATCTGCTTCTTCATTACCAACTTTCTTTCGCCATTCAACAAAAATCTGTCGGTTATAAAATGAAGTTACCGATGTAATAGAAGGCACCCAATCACCGTTGGGAAGGTTATAAAGACGGATGCCATTCTTTTCTTTCTTTTGTAATTCAACGTCACCTAGGTAATTATGATGAATAAAACTCATAGATTCAATTCCGCTTTTGCAACCAAGTACTCCTTACAAAGTCCTGAACGAACAATATCTTCTACACCAAATTCAATAACATCCATAGAAGGCATTACATTCAGAATTCGCATAAAGTCTACAATACCATTCTTTTCTGCTGTCTTCACCAAGTCAGATTGAGTAGCATCACCACAGAACATAATCTTCGAATTTTCACCAACACGAGTGATGATTGAATCCAGTTCGTGGAAGTTCAAGTTTTGGAATTCATCAACAATGATAATACAGTTGTCCAGTGTAGTACCACGAATGAATGATGTACTCCAGAAACTAATCGTTCCTTGAGTTTTAAGATTACCATACAACATCTCAAAAGCAGAATCGTCTGGCATCTCAAACATATACTTTACCATATTCTTATATGGAATTTGGTAAAGTGAAGACTTATCTTCATGGTCACCAGGAAGAAAACCAATTTCCCTAGTTGCTACAAGTGAACGAACGATGTAGATCTTTTCATAAGGTGTCCTATCATCAAGAACATCCTTCAGTGCATTATACAGTGTAATGAAAGTTTTGCCAGTACCTGCTGCACCATAAGCAACAATGTTTTGATCTAACTTATATGCTTTGTAAAGTGCTTCTTGATTATCAGTCAGAGGTTCTACAGTCCTCATCAAATCCTGATTGATCGGTTTCTTGCGTTTCATTTGTTTGTTACTCATCCCAAATGGAACGGGGTTTTTTGGTGTATTCTTTCTTGGCATAAATTTAAATCAAACTGGTTTTACTCTTGAACCTGGTGCTTTTGATGCTCTATGTAAAACATCATTCCAACCAGGGTGTGACTTTCTTAGTCTATCATAAACTTCACCAACTTCACCAGCAGCGGGACAAGTTGATGGGTCAGACCAATCTCTATCCCATTCAGGATTGTCTTTTTTCCACTGATCCCAGTCGTGAACACTTAATGTCACTTCTTTTTGTTCACCAGTTTGTTTGTTAATAACAGGATATGTCGCCATGGATTACATAAAAAGTATAAGGATATTTATTATTGAATATTATAGCACAAATAGTATTCAAACATAAGTGATTTTCTTTTGAAACAATTGATTAGTTTCTTCAAACCAAAGATAATCTAAACAAGAATTGTTTAAAGTATTAAATGCGTCTTCTGGGGTTTCTACTAAGGGTTCGCCTGCAAGATTGAAACTTGTATTAAGCAGAATGCCATGTCCAGTTAGTTTCTTAAATTCTTGCAGAAGATCATATAAGTAACCATCAGATTTAGATACTGTTTGAATTCTGGAAGTATTGTCCACATGAGTTACACCAGGTATTACTTTAGTGTATTCTGACTTTACTGGGAAACAGATAGTCATAAAGGGACTTGATTTAATTCTGCCCATATCGAAGTAGATATTAGCATCTTCTTCTAGGACTATAGCAGCAAAAGGTCTATACCATTCTCTTTTTTTAATTTTATTGACAATATCTTTAGCATTGGGATTCAGTGCGTTAAAAACAATAGAACGATTTCCTAATGCTCTTTGTCCTGCTTCAGCAAAACCAGTGTATATTGCAATAGATTTATCTTGATTCAATAAATTTGCAATGTCTTTTATTTGTGCTGTTTTTCCTTTGTGTTTAGAGACATTATACAAAAATCCGTGAAATGAAGTATTTGTGGGACGATTGTGTTTGATTGTCTTTTTAAGTTTTTTATATTCTTGTATTGCAAAACCAATACTTATTCCACTGTCATTACAAAGTGGTTCAAAATAAAATTCAACATCAGGAAATCTGTTTAGGTAGTAATAGTTAGAAACAATATTCATCCCATACCCACCAGAAATGCAAACTTTTTTAATTCCAGTTTTTTTTATTCCATCTTCTATCAGATCACCAACTGCTCTTTGTGTTTGTATTTGAACCTCATAACAAAAGTCTGCATATTGTTTATAGTTTTGTTTTGATATATTTTTTTCAGGGATTGATAGAAATTTTTTAAGTTCCTTATCACAACTTGAGAAAAATTCACTGTTGAAAGTGTTCTTGTCTAAGAACAAATTCTTGAACATTTTGTTTTCTTCGCCATAAGAAGATAATCCCATAGCTTTTCCGCATTCATGTTCAGTATTTCCTGTCAATATAGATGCGATATCATAAAGTATACCTATTGAAATTGTATTCTTACAATCATATTTTTCATGTGAATATGTGTTTTTTCTTAACCATATATCATCATAAGGATTTGGATTTGGAACAACATTTTTATACAGTAGTTTATATTCATCTAAACTAAATTCATACAAACTTTCAACCTCTGTTAAATCATCACTAACAAATCCACCATGACCATCAACTACAACAACTAAACTTTTGTCAAATCCACTGTTGTAAAAGGATATGTGAGCATGTGCTGCGTGATGATCAAAGTTAAAAAGTATTTCTGGCTTGTTGTCATAACTTTTTGCATATTGGTTAAAAAACTTATTAAAGAATTTTTGAAAGGAATTCTTAACTTTAGGATTATTAATAACTTCTTCCGCAACTGCGTCAATGTCGTAGCAAAAAGTTATAAGTATATAATCAATCTTTAAGTTAAGTTCAAAAAACTTAGGCATTACCAGTTCAACTCTACTATCATACTTAACTTTGGTAAATCTTTCAGTCAAAAAGTAATGTTCTACTGAACCTTCATTATAAACACACAATGAAGAATGGTGCCCAAAATTAATAGATAATATTCTCATGAAAATCTAAAGTATATTTTTATTTGGTCCACTCAAGTGCTTCAGCAACAGCAGGAAACTGTTCAATAAAGATTTCCTTAGCAGCATTCGCAATGTCCATGTGTTCCTTCTGTGTACCGTGTCCTGAACGCAGATCGATGTAGTGAATCCAAGAACGCACTGAACCCGTCATATATAGGCGTGTAGGCGTCGCTAAGGGCAGTACAAACCTTGCACACTCCTTTGCTACCCCATGCGAAAGAAGTTCCTTGTAGAGGCGCATACCTTCCGCAAAATGGTTTTGAATCTTGCTCTGCAGACCCAACTTTTCATACTCACCAATATCATCAATACTGTTCTGACGATTCTTGGTATCCTGACGACGAAGATCAGGAACAGGAATATAATCACTCAACAAAGAACTATCAGCATAACGTTGTGAAAATTCTTGGTAAGTAAAAGAACGATGTCGCAGAATCTGTGCTGCAATACCCCTAGTAGTATTAATCTCCAGAGTCATCGTTGCTTGTTCAAAGATACTCCAGTGCTGATGATTGATACAATACTTCAGCAAACCAGAAAACTTTTCATTATCCTGATTGTTAGGATTACTTACCCGAGCACAATATGCCATGTGTTTCTCAGCATCAGGAGTAACACTAATCAACTTAATCGGGGTATCCATCATCATCTCCGTCATAAAATACTTCGTCGTAATCTGTAATGTGTGTTGAAATTTCTTCGTAGTTCATCTTGTATGAATCTACATCAGAATAAACTTCTGACTTTAAGCATTCTACCAGAGACTCTAGGTTTTTGACAATCAACTTAAGCTTTTCTCTATCCATCATGATTAACGCTGACAAAGCTAATTATACACAAAAAAAGGAGGGTAGTCAACCCCCCATTCAGACTATTCTAGAATTCTCCTACAAATTCGTTTACATGATGCCTGATCGTCGTCACATTCAATTAGACAATTATAATAATCATTAATGAGATCTGTTTCCTCTACACTCCTATCTAAAGTATTCTCCAGTCTCATTAAGCTTTCATTCCATCCTGCTAATTGATTGT